TGGATTGATATTGAAGGAAAGAAAACGGTTGATGAAGGCGGATATAATGAGTTTCCGGCCTTCTGCCATCGATTTGATAAGAGGCCATTCACTCCATGGGGATATTCCCCTGCTATGAAAGCTCTGCCCTTTGCCCGCATACTCAACGCAATAGCCAAGACTAATCTCCGCACCATGATGAAGAATACAGACCCCGCAATAGCTGTCCCCGATAACGCTTTCATAATGCCTTTTAACGCGAATCCACGTGCTATTAATTATTACAACAAGACCAAGATGGACACCAGTAAGGACATTTTTGCCTTTGGGAACTTTGGAGACCCGCAAGTGGGAATGAACGCCATTGAGTATTATTCTCAAAAGGTAGCATCATTGATGTATAAAGACGTGTTCCTGGCCTTTGACGGTATCACTAAGCAGATGAACAACCCGGAGGTGATGGAACGTATCAATGAAAAGATGACTATGTTAGGTCCTGCGGTAGGCCGGTACATTGCTGAAATGCTCAATCCGGTAGTTATACGGACTATTGCGATACTGGCTCGCAGAGGCAAGCTTCCACCACCACCGGATGAGTTGATCCAAAGCCCAGAGTACGAGATTGATTTCATATCACAGTTGGCTCAGGCGCAGAGACGGTCTGAGCTTAATTCATTAACAACAGGGTTGGGCTTGGTTGGACAGATGGCTGAGCTTATGCCGGACGTTCTGGACAAGATCGATGCGGATAAGGTTGTTGATGAGACATGGAGTATCTTAGGCGCACCGGCTGATGTGTTGAGGGATGACACAGCGCTTGACGCCTTAAGAGAGAAGAAGGCTGAAATGGCAAAACAACAATTAGAAATGGCCCAGTTGCAGCAAGGCGCGGATGTTGTTAAGCAAGGCAGCGAGGTTGATCTTAACTTAGCAAAAGCAGAAAGGGAGGGGAAATAAGATGGGTTATCCTAAAAATGTACTTTCAGAGGATGTGGCAGATGGTGGATCGGGAACAATTAACGCAACTACAGCTGGGACGAGTATTTTAATACCTTCTACGGCCTCCGGTTCAATTTACATAACGAGCCTGCTATTAAGTAATGGAGCAACAGCATCAACTATTTCTATTGGTTATGGATCGGCAGCTGTAGCACCAACGACGACATCAATACTTATCCAACCAATATATTTAGCAATAAATTCTAATGCTCCATATTATCCAAAACAACCTATTCAAGTTCCATCTAGTAATAACGTTTTGACAACTGGCGTGGGAGGAACTACGCAGAGCGTTGTGGCAACCTTTTATGTGGCACCATAAAGAAAGGAAAATAATGGACCCATTACAAGAACATAATGTTAAAGCTGAGACATGGTGCGGATATTGCGGTCAATATATAACCGGTGTCAGAAAGAATTTTAACTCGCACCTAAGTAAATGCGAATATGAGAAAGCAGACACTAGCAATATGCGAGGTAAGAAATGAATTTAATGAAGGACATTGAGTATATCAAAGGACTCAAGTCAAATATGCACGCAACCTTTGATAGTGCATACGGTAAGGAAGTAATGAAGTTCTTAGAGCAGACTTGTTGTTGGTACAAATCTGTTTGGGACCCGGCAAACCCGGACATGACATTGATTAATGACGGCAAGCGCCAGGTTATAGCTACCATAAAAACAATTTTAGAGTTAAATCCAGAACAAATCGTTGAACTTTCCCAAGACAAGGAGGTTTAAATGGCAAGATTAAGAAAAAGTAGAAAAGGAAGAAAATCAACCGGAAGAAAGCCATCCAGTGGACGAAGGTACTAAGGAATTGACATAAACCTATTTAATAACGATGTTTACAAAGGAGAATCAAATGGCGGATAATCCAGCGGCCCCAGCAGCGGGCAACCCTGAGACCCACCCAGATGCATTACCACCAGGAACACCATTAGCACCAGCAGATAATGTTCAACCAGCAGCATCCCCGGCAGACACAACGGTATCACACATTCCAGGCGTACCAGCGCCCGCCTCAACAGATGCGGGATCAGTAGCAAAGAGTTGGAAGGCCGGATTGGCACCGGATTTGAGGGACAGCGCTTTATTGCAAAAGTTTGAGGACACGACAGACGGATTAAGCAAGGCCATGGAAAGCCATGCTAATCTTGAAAAGCTATTAGGACACGACAAGGTTCCTATTCCCAAAAGCATTGATGACGTGGAAGGTTGGAACAGGTTTAGCAAGGCCATGGGAATCCCGGATAAGGCAGAGAATTATGGTTTGGCGGATGTATCTTTACCGGGAAACATGAAAGACTTTGCTATCGACAAGAACAGATTTGCAGAAATCGTCCATGCTCATAAGTTGACACCATCCCAGGCGACCGGTCTTTGGAAAATTTACAATGAGATTAATGTGGACACTTATAAGAAAGTGGAAGAACAAAACCAAAACCAATTAAACGAAACGGTCAACAGGCTAAAAGGTGATTGGGGAGACGCCTACGATACGAATGTGGAGCTTGGACAGTTGGTTATCAACCAATTCTCGGATGACGCTGAAATGAACGACTATCTTACAGCAACGCTCAGTAAAGACCCCAGAGGTATTAAGTTTCTTGCAAAGGTAGGTAACAACTTCGCTGAGAACAAGATCGGTGAATTTCAAATGAAGAAGTTTACTCTTGGTCCGGAAGAAGCCCAGGCTGAGATTGATAAGACTAAAAGTGATTTGGAAGGCCCTTACATGAATACTAGGGGAAAGTTTACAGCAGCAGAACACCAGGCCGCTATTGATAGGGTCAACAGTCTAATTGCAAGTGTTCAGCGAGCTAGAGGATAAGCATACGCCCCTCTGGCGCGCTTTAGTGTGGCCGATAAGCTGAGATGCCCGGCATATAAATTGCAGAGAAAAGCCCCGTTAGGATAAGCTGACTCACGCATTAACTTTAACCTAACAAAATGAGGAACACATCATGCCAGATACGCAAAATGCAATTTACGCACAGGCGTATAGCCAGAATATTATGCAGCTCGCGCAGCAAAAGTATTCGAAGCTATTAAGTACCGTATATTTGAAAGACAATGTACGGGGTAAAGTCTTTTACCAAGACCAAATTGGTGCTTGGAACATGGAGATCAAAGGCTCCAGAAACACCGCAACACCGAACAACGATCCAACATTGAGTCGTAGACGCGGCACAATGATCGATTACCACGACAACAGGTTACTTGATAGAGGGGATGAGTTAAAGTCTATATCTGATCCTAGAAGCGCGTACACCATCGCGGCAGCACAATCTCTAGGCAGACGAATTGACGAGACCATCATCGAAGCAGCTATCAACTCCGCCGATTCAGGGGAGACCGGGTCCGTTGTGGTGACACAGGGGAATACTATTCTTGCAACCGAATCTTCAATGACTCTTGCAAGGATTATCGCAGTTAAACAACAATTGGATGACCAGGACGTTGAAATGGAGGACCGCTACTTTGTATGTACTCCGGCAGCACTCGACAACCTGTTAAACCAATCATCCGCAACAAGCTCTGATTTCAACACGATCAAAGCTCTTGTCCGTGGGGAAATCGATACATGGATGGGATTCAAGTGGATTATGTCAACTCGAATCAATTCTGTATCGGCGTCAACCCTAATCGGTATCGCATACCAAAAGTATGGGATATGTGCAGCGTTGGCCACATCACCTCTGGTCAGAACTGACGAAAGAACCGACCTGTCCTATTCTTGGCAAGTGTACTATGAATTAAATATCGGTGCCGTTCGCCTTGAAGAAAATCGGGTTGTTGTAATTAATGAGGGATAACCTATAGGGTCATGCCCTGAATTAGCGCTATAGGCGCAAAGGAGAATCAAATGTTTAAATTCTTAAAATATGTTAATGCTCACATTCAGTATATGCTTGGCAACAAGCGGGGTGCATTAGCAAACAAAGCAGACAACGTAACAAGTTTTGATCTCGGCGGGACCGGCGACAACATTATCCCGGACGGGTTCATTAAATCGGTTGAGAAGATTTGGATTGATACGATAACCATTTCTTCTACATTAACAGTTGGGATCGGAATGGTTGTTGACATTGCGAAAATCCCTGCTGGTAAGAAGATCACAGGCATTGAAATCTACGGGGTTGCCAGAGGCGGTCTTTCTGCGACTTCTACAAACGCGGTTACTATCGGAGCGCGGTATGGTTCAGCAGCCATTACTAACGCCGTTCAGTTCCTTGCAGCCACAACGTATGGAACTAATGTTGTAACGCCTATAGTGGCAGACACTAACATAGGTGTTGAGGTCACAACAAGCACGCATACAATATTCTTGCACTTTTTGACCGCTTCGGCGTCATTAACTTCAGGAACGATTGTCACCAAAGTAAAATACACCTAACCGGCATCAATTGGGATGAATTGGGGGGAGGGTTTCTAGCCGCTTCCCTTCCCCCTTTTTCTAAAGGAATATTATGGCTTTATCTCAAGTAGACATTGTTAATAAGGCTTTGACTCTTGTTGGTGCCAGTCCGATAGTTTCACTTACTGAGGACACAAACAACGCTAGGATTACCAACAGGGTTTATGAGGCGGCTTTAAGGTCCATTTTAACCGAATGTAAGTGGAACTTTGCAACAAAAAGAGCGGACCTTTCCGTTAGCGGGGACGATTTAGATTGGTTTGATATTGGGGAAACGAACCTTTATATCAGGCCAGCAGATACGATTAAGATTTTTGGAGTGAGTGACCCCGCAGCCTCTTGGCGGGAGGAAGGCGATTACATCATATCCGACTCATCTGGTCTGGGTGTTAGATATGTGTTTTACAATATAGACCCAGCTACTTATTCCGCCGATTTCATAACGGCCTTTATAGACAGGCTGGCTTCTGACATTGCATACGCCATTGTCAATTCTGCTTCTCTTGGAGAAAAGTATAAAAATCTGTACGAAAGCGTATCTTTGCCTAAAGCCCTATCATCTAATTCTCAAGGAGGGGTACAACAAAACATACAAGATGATGCCTGGGAATTGGCAAAGTACCATGACGGCCAAAAGGACGCATGACAACTATAAGGAAAGAATTTAGCGCGGAAGATGCTAACCCGGTTGTATTGTATGGAAAGGATGATGCCGATTCAAGAGACTCGTTTCCTATAACCAGGGACTTTTTCAGTCCTGGATTTCAAATACCTACTTATGACAGAATATCTATAACCTTATAACCTATTCAAGCGGTTTAATATCAGTTATTAATTATATTGCTTCAGGTAGCACGATTGCAATTATAGGCATAACTTATTCCAGCGGTTTAATTGAGGACGTTATAAGGACAACATGAGCGAAAAGTTTAAATTTAATCCTATAACTTCACGATCTCCTGATGCGTCATCATTAGTTGCATCATTTGCATCTGTTGACATAAAAATTGCAACCCAATCATCAGCAGCGCAAGAGTCATCATTTAAAGTAACCGTCTGAAGATACGATTCCCCCGCCGTTGCTGAAACAGTGGTTGGCGTTCCTACGGCACAGTTAGAAAATAGACTTGACCAATCTGCTTGATCTATAACCTCCGTGTCTGTGGTTGGCGTAACACAGCGTATTGCACCCTCAAATTGAACTTCGTTAGACTCTCCCGAAGCCATAGAAAAAATAATGTCAAGCAAGGGATCAGAGCTATAATTATTAGGCATGGGAAAAATCCATACACCGGACTCATCTGTTGTTGCGTCAAAAAGAAGTTTCCAGTCTCCACCTCCGGCATCTATCTGAGCACCTTGAGTTGAGGCATCACATCCTGAAATAGTAACCGTGCTAGACTCTCCTGTGAGCTTGGCTGATTGAACTGGAAGATTAACGAATAAAGCCGCCGTTCCGCCACCACCTCCTATTGTTAATATTCCCTTATTAACTGAGAAAGTGCAAGCAACACCCGCTCCAACACAATCAATAATAGTTACTGGCCTGCTGATTGTCCCGCCCTCATCCTGTATTCCTAACGGAGGAAACCCTTGAGCCAAAGCAACGCTAGGAAAAGTCATAAGCATCATAAATAATAGTAATTTTTTAAACATATTCTTCTCCTATGTATAGGCCAAGAAAGTTATGCCTTCTCCGGCAACGGTTACATCAAGATATATTTGATTAAGGTTGGTACATTCAAAGAATTGGCTTTGTGAGTTGTATATTGGAACGCCTTCCCTTGTGGCTAAAACTGCTATTGTTGTTGTTGTTCCACCTACAACTACAAGCCCAGTATTGTCCGTCTCTCCAACAACAAGGACCTTATAACAAGCAAGCGTTCCGATTGATACCGCTGAACCGGTGGCCGCGACTGTCTGCCTTCCACCTGTTAGCGTTGTTGGTCCGGTTGGATGAACATTGGCAATAACCGACACTGATCCGGTGACTGTGGGCGTATTGACAACGGCGACACTTCCCGTAATGGTTGGCGTATTCACCACCGCAACGCTGCCGGTAACAGTCGGAGTGTCAATCACCGACACCGACCCAGTTATCGTCGGAGTATTAACGACCGCGACTGAACCTGTTACCGTGGGAGTGTCAACGACTGATACCGAACCGGTAATTGTTGGTGTATTGACCACAGCCACGGAGCCAGTTATTGCTGGTATTGTCACCGCTGGGACATTAACTACAGCAACGGAACCCGTTATCAAAGGAGTGTTAACGACCGCCACCGATCCTGTAATAAGGGGAGTATTAACGACAGCTACGGACCCAGTAATTGCCGGAATAGAAATAACAGTCGTTGATCCAGTTACCGGCATTGGATTTCCGGATGCAACGTCTCCGTCATTTGTTCCGTCTGCCCCAACAATTATTTTAACGCGCTGATACTTAACCGCGGATATTTCATCAGCCCCTACTGTTTCACCAGACCCGGCTGTTACTGCAATGTTATCGGCCATAATATTCTCCTTGTTATTTTATGCTCCATCTGCGTCTCTATCTAATAAATAAAAGTCCAACGAAACTGAAATCGGAATACCCGTGGCATCGGTTGTTGTTGCCCTGAACCACAAATCAGTAAGTTGTTTTATTTTAATATGGCTCTTAAATGTCTTTGTTACTTCCCCTTGAAAGCCTGACGATTGCCATATAATTCTTCTTGGGTCAAAAGGGGATACAAAATCTAAAATGCCTTCTCTTTCATAGAGAATAACGTGAGCTTCTTTGTTACCCTTAACGCTGGCATCAACAACCAAGTTTGTTATATACAGCACCTTTCCTAAAGGTACTGACCAATAGCCGTTGTTAGCTTCACCTGAACCGTATTGAACGGACGAGTCAACTGTACCCTCTTCTCCTGTCATTATAGAAAGAGTTGATCCGCTACCAACAACAGTACAAGTAATATTTCCTCGATGGCTTCCCCCATAAGTGCCAACGGCTTCGTTGTGTATTTTGTTAACACGTATATAAGTCAAGGAAGAAGTAACCGCTGTCGTTCCATTCATAGCAATAACCTCGTCCTGATCTTCTCCCGTCGCTGATAGTCCATGAACTTCAACGCTCTGCACTCCTAGACCCGCCGAATCGTCTGCCGCATGAGTGCTAACTACTTCAATAACCGACGCGGTTGTGAGCCAAGTTATATTTCCACCGTTGGGGTGAACATCCTCAAAGGAAGTTGATACCCCGTCATTATGCCCAAAGAAGAAAAATGCTCTACCCCCAGGGATATGTTTACGAGCGAAGTCTAAGTCAATCTCGGAAGTCTGTCTTGTAGGAGTGGCGTCAACCGTAGATTGCGGTTGTCCAGACCTGGTTATGAGAACCGGAGTAGAAGCTACATGGAAAATACACTGTAGTCGAAATGAACCTTGTGATGCACTACCGTTGGTATAAACAATCCTAAAGAATTTAGCGGCCGGTACTAGTCTGTGGACTTGGAATGTTTTTGCTCCCAAATCTCCAACAAGGCTAACATCCCAGTTTGAATTGTCTTGTGAAAACTCAATTTTTAAACCACTAGCGGCGGCGGCTACATCCGATTTATAAAGTATTGAAACGGAGGCGTAGTTTGATACGTCCTCTCCTGTTCCTGTGAACACCGCGTCCCCAGCAAGAGTCGCTGTACTGGAATTTTTTGTGCTTACAAAACCGCCTATTGGTTGATATGTCATAATATCCACCATGCCGTTCCATCACTGATTATTTTAATAGATTCGTATTGGCTTGATAAAACCGCGGTGGTCGCCCCGTCTATTTCTTCGGCTCCATTACCGTCAACCGTAACCTCTCCGACATTAATATTCTTTATATTGTATACCCTGTTTGTATTGTCCGTCGCTGCGGGTAAAGTTATTGTCATCGCCGTAGCTTTATTACACAAAATTACATTGTCATCTGTCGTCGCTGTGTAATCATCCGTCTTTGTTACTAAATCTAAAAGCGTGCCGCCCTGGTCAAAAGGTATTCGTACCGTCGTTCCTTCTTTTGTCCGGTAAGAATGATCGTAAGTAAATGCTGTTGCAGTATGGTCCTTATATGTTAACGCCAACAACAGTCCAATAGGAACGCCATCAGCAATGGTATCTCCAGAACCGTTACGCCTAACCCAAGCCTGTTCTGCTATTGGACTGGACGGGTCTGCTGATTCTTGAGAAATATCCTCAACAATATCAAATCTTCCAGTAAAAGGATTAAATTTAAACTTTTCGCTCATGTTGTCCTTATAACGTCCTCAATTAAACCGCTGGAATAAGTTATGCCTATAATTGCAATCGTGCTACCTGAAGCAATATAATTAATAACTGATATTAAACCGCTTGAATAGGTTATA